GCGTACTTCTTGGCTTGGAAAAGCGGTTGCAAAGGTATAACGGTATACAGGGCGGGGAGTAGGGAAAAAGAGGTACTTGTTAAAGGAACTACCGAACAAGAAGAAGAGCCTTGTTGCGACACACCACAAATAGTACAGGATAGTGGGTGTGAGACATGCAAGAGCTGTGGATGGAGCGCCTGTACAATAGCATAAGAAAAGGAGAAGGACATGGTAAGTAGAGAAAAGTTATACGCAGAAACCTTTTGGACTATAGAGGACATTAGAAAACTTAGAGAAGAACTGGGATATACTCATGAACATGAATGGGACGATGCTTCATATAGAGATTTTTTAACTAAAGTAGAAAAAGATTTAGTTACGGTTATGCAATTTAATGCATCGAGATTTTTAACATCGTTGCTTAAAGAATACCATTTTTATGATGAGAATCGTTCTGGAATTAAGGAGAGTTAAATGTTAGGTGGAGTATTACAGGGTAGGGAACAACAATGGGTAGCTACAAAAGACGAAACTACTAATACGTGGCGCATTCTTAATACATGGCATGAAAGTTTAAAGAGTATGGACCCTGAAGAAGACATACCTGATGATAGTGCAGCTGTTACTATAGTAACCGAAGGGGCATTTATAGCATTATTTAGGGAAGCGGCTCGATTAGGGGTAATTGAAAATGCTTCTTTTGGAGATAATTCAGAAGACTACGAAATTGAATTAGATGCTAAAGATGAAATAATCACTAATTTAAAAGCCGAATTAGCAACAAAACAAACTGTGATTGAAACTAAACCATCGTTTTCTGAGGCTAGACTTTTTAAGTTAGAGATAGCTGATAAGATGATGAAATTAGCTGGTTTAGACAATGTGTCTGATATACCACTAGATTAGTTCCGAAAAATCAGAAAAATTGAGTAAAATATAATACAGAGACATATCTCTATTAGTAATTTAGTGAGGGTTAAGTAATGAAGTTATCCGATTACTTACCAGAAGTGCCTGCTATGGCACAACAGATGGTAGATTTTAACAGTCAAATTAACATGTTACAGTTAATGAAAGCTGCTGGAGATACCGGGTCTGCCCCAACTATTGGTTTAGACCATGTTGTAAATACGTGGGTGCGTCATCAAATGGCGTACAGACAGCAATTAGTAATGGACTTACAAACTATTGCAATGTCGGTAGAAGAAATACGAGGCCCATTAAATCACATAACAAGTGAAGTTTTTAGACGTGGGTTAGAATGGAAACCTAAAAATGAAAATGCCGATTCAGAGCAATTAACTAAATTTCAAGATTTTCTTAAAGACTGTAATGTATTTGACCAAAGTTTAGAAGAAGTATTTAGACAGTTTCATTTTGATATTAATTCAATAGATGACGGGTTTTTATATATTGCAAAAGAATATATGGTTGATGATGAGGATAAACTTCATTCTAAAGTAAAAGAAATACGTAGATTAAATCCAGCTTTAGTTGAATACGACTTAGACCAAGCAGGGTTACCAAAAAATTATCACTTTTTATGCCCTATACATAGAGATGAAATACAAGAAAGTCAATCTACTTGTACAGAGCCCGGATGTAAACAACAAACTATCCCAGTTATGTATAAGTATTATCATCGTAATAAGCATTTATATTTATTTGATTCGGAAGTTATCCATCTTTCTAAATTTTCCCCATCGGAAACCTATGGTTGGAGTCCTATATTAACTATTTTTGAAAAGGCTCTAACCTTAATAGGTATGGACAAAAACCTTTATCGTTATTTCTTTGAAAGAAAAATGCCCTCAGCTATGATGATGGTGTTTACTGACGACCCTGAAAGTTTAAGAAGGGAGCGTTCTAACTTAGCAGCACAAACTAGATTAGACCCTAACTTTATTCCTATGGTAGCCGTGTCTTCTAAGACAAATAGAGGAAGAGTAGATATGGTTAGACTATTCCACACTCTTCAGGAAATGGATTACTTACCTGTACGGAATGAAATTCGAGAGCGTGTAGCTGCTATGTGGGGTGTTACACCAGCATGGCAAGGTTCCCCGGAAGCATTTGGCGGGCTTTCTACGCAAACCCAACAATTAGTAGTTATGTCTAGGGTTGTAGAAGGTGACCAAAGATTATTCCATGAAAAAGTTCTTCCTAAATTATTAGAAGCTTTTAATATTACTGATTGGGAATTATCTCTTAAAGTTCCAGAAGAAAAAGCTGAAGCTACTAAAATTTCATTTGCGCAACAACGAGTAGCTATTGCAGGGCAATTAAACAATATGGGCTTTACTGTTCAATTGAAGGAGCAGGGAGGCTTAATGGAAGAGGCTCAATTTACTGTATCAGGAGAATCCGTTCCTACTGCACAAATTAATGCTGAACAACAAATGCTTAATTTAGAACAAGCGTTTTCACAACAAGAACAAATGGAACAACAGATGGCTATGCAGCAACAAATGCAGGCCCAGCAACAAGCTCAAGATACTACCTTACAAGCTATGGGGGATTTAGAAGAAGGAGAGGATATCCAAAAAGCTATGCCTTTGGAAGAGCGTGATATTGACCAATGGGCAGAAGATAGGGATTCTAAAGGTGAGGACCGCCAATGGGGAATTAGACGCTTCGGAGGTAGACCTAGAACAGGTTATGATAAGAGAATTGTAAAATCAGAAACATGGATTGATTCTATTACTAATCAAGGTTTTCCTAATCCTTTAATTAAAGAAATAAGCAAGGACGGGAAGCAACTTTGGTTTGTGTCAGACAATGTGGACTATGTAGGTAATGTATTATCTAGTGGACATGTCTTTATTGAAAAAGCTAGATTTGCTAATCCAAGCATTTCATATGCCCCTAGTCAAACCAATAAAAAACGAATTGAACCTGATAATGTTCAAGGAGAACCTTATACAGGTGATGTAATAGAGGATACGGAGATTTAATATGCCAGTATATAGACAAGGTAATGATTGGTATTGGGGACCGCAAGGACCTTTTGATACCCGTAAAAAAGCTGAAGAAGTTCAACGAGCTGCTTATGCATCAGGATATCAAAAAATGTTAGCTAAAATTTCTATTGGAGCTAGGCAACAAGGCCCTAAACCCAACATACCTCGAAAACAGAGTATTCCTGATTTAGTTAAACATGAACTTTACTTTCAGTGTGAGGTTGATTATAGACCTGCTACTGAAGTAGAACTTTCTAAAAATGAAAATTGTGCCTCTTGCTTTTTTTGGAAAGATAATGGCGCTTGTCATATAGTATTAGGAAATATAGAGCCTGAAATGTGGTGTAATAAATGGCACAATTCTCCATTGTTACAAAAAGAAGATGGTGGCGGCGGAGACGGGGGCGGCGGTGGTGCTTTAGCTGGAGGGGGAACAGTATTTACCTCCACAAATTCAGGAATTTTTAATCCTACATATGGTGGAAATGGCGCACCAAAAAAGAAAAAGAAAAAATCAGGAATTGAAAGATTAGCTCAATTTGTAACTAATAACTCTCCACAAAAGAAAATGGTTAAAGCGTGGGGAAGTGGCTCTGCAGAAGTAGATGAACTACACAGAGCAGGGAAAAAAGATACCTTGGAATCACACGAACAAAAAAATGAGCCAGAGGTAGTTATGATAGAAGAAAATAAGAAAAAGAAATGAGACTAAACGGACTATGTCCTAAATGCAACGGTTCGTTGTATGTAAATGTAGATAAAGATTTAAGTTGTTTAACATGTGGAAAGAGTATAGCGTTGAGGAGAGCAATAGATGGGAACCAAAATTCCAGACAAGGCCAAAGACGACCTGATAAAAAAGTGGGTATCGGGAGCAACATATACCGAGTTAGCCGAGTACTTACAAAAGCATTACCAAGTAAGTGCTCATCGAACTACCGTAATGAGATGGGTAACCAAAGAAATCCCGGCAGACCTAGGAGACGATTCTGACATTGAGTTTGATTCTTTAGAAGATAGAGTCGATTTAGATTCTAAAGTATATCGTTATAGAGCAGAAGCTCTTGCTTATAGACGTTTATATAACGTAGCTCTTAAAAAACAACATAGAAAAAATACCCTTATTGATGCTATTTATGATGCTACTATTCCTTTAGAAAAAGTTAAACCTATTCGCCCTACAAAACCAACTGGTAAACGTAGAGGGGAATCCACACAAACTGTTGTAGCCCCACTTACCGATACGCATATTGGTGAAGATGTTGATTATCAACAGATGGCAGGTTTAAATTCATATTCATTTGATATATTTAATAGAAGATTATCCGGGTGGGCAGAACAAGTTTTAAACTTAGTTGAACTTCGCAGAGCTTCAGTACCTATAGATGATTTAATTGTGCCTATGCTTGGCGATATGATATCTGGCGATATACATGACGAGCTTATAAAGACGAATCAAGATAATGTTATGGGGCAGATGAGCAGAGGAGCAAACCTTATTGCTCAAGCGTTAATGTATTTAGCCCCTCATTTTAAAACTATTACAGTGCCTTGCGTAGTAGGTAACCACGGTAGAATGACACGTAAACCCCCAATGAAAGATAAGTATATGGATTGGGACTACATGCTTTACCAGTGGGTAGCTGCTTTTTGTAAGCATCAAAAAAATATTAAATTCCAAATTAACACTAGCTATATGAATATTTTTCAAGTATACGATA